TCGGATGGCGAAGTCGTCCCAATTCCAACCTGACCGCTGCTGTCTATGCGCATGGCTTCTGTGCCAGCAGTTGCAAAGTGAATAGTCCCACTAGTCTCTCTATTACTCATATAAAACTGATTACCACTAAGGTAAAATTCAGAGCCATCAGTAGATGCTGTACCACTGGTAGTGTTTTTGAAGTTTAAACGTGGAAGTGTAGAATTATAAATACTTAAGCCGCTACCCGATGGAAAACTAGGCGAACTCGTCCCAATGCCAACATTGCCGCTGCTGTCGATGACCATGCGTTCTGTTGAGTCGGTAAAAAACACCATCGGCTTTGCGCCAGTGCCGTAAAAACCATTAGTTGTATTACCAGATGTCATAGACAGTGTGCCAGCCGTAGACGCATCACTACGATCTACACGGACAGAAGCTGTTGACCCGCTATTCTGAACATGAACAACCTTACCGCCAACAGCGCCAGCACTAGGCGAATCTGTTCCAATGCCCAAGCTCTCAGCACTCGCATCCCAGAAAAACTTTGCCGTGGTGCCAGTGTCCTCGTAGAAGCTGATGTCTCCGTTGGAGGCTATTGTCTGACGTATTAAGGGGACGTCACCTGCGGTTGTTGTGTCTCTTGTTCCAAATACAAGGTTTCCCTTTGTGTTTCCACTACCAGATGTTAGTTGATAACCAGCAAAAACAGGAGATGTCCCAGTGCCATCGGTATCATAATGAAAGCCAATTCCATAAATACCATTTGCTGTATAGCTTGATCCACTTAGCTGCAAAATTGGATTGGATAAATCTGTTGCAGTCGTCGTGCTAGATATTATTCCCTCCCCATCCACAGTCAGCCCATCGCTGGTCAAAGTACCCGTGATGTCTACGCCTGTGGCGGTGGTGGCGAGTTTGACCCCTGCGTTATACAGTAAGGTGACCGCCCCGCCATCAGTCGCCGTGATATAGCTTTGTGTTCCAGCGGCGTTGCCAATATAAAGATTAGATGCTGACCTAAAATATAAATCACCAGTCCCTGCATCAACGATATAACTATTAGACCCATCATGGTAAATCTGTAGGTCAGACCCTGCGCCGAAGATGGCTTTGTCGTTGTCACCAAAAGTCATATCACCAGAGGTTACAAAGCTAGTACCTGTAATAGTTGTACCTGTAATAGTTGTACCTGTAATTGCTGCTGCAGTAGTTGCACCAATAATTGTACCATCAATGTTACCACCGTTAATGTCAGCAGTTGTAATAGTACCCGTTGTGATATTAGCTGTACCAAGAGTCGTTGTACCAGTTACACCTAGCGTACCTGTAATGCTTGCGTTCTCGTCAACATCAAGAGTATCTATATGGGCTGTGCCGTCAAGGAAGAGATCTTTATACTCAAGTGTTGTCGTACCAAGGTCAACTGTATTGTCCGTCTTGGGGCGTAGTACGGAAGCTGTAGCTACTACGTCCTGCGTTGGGCCAATCGTTTCAATAGGTGCACCCTCACCTGTAGTGCCATCGTGTGTATGACCTGTTGAAGCGTCAAACGCTGATTGTACAGCGTCAAACTCACCGTCAAGATCAGACGCATTTATAATGTTTCCGTCAGCAATATTGTTTGCTGTATCGTTACGTGTGTAACCTGTTCCCATAACTCACTCTCTTCCTTATTGCCTGTCGTGCGCTGCAAACTCTAACGTAGCTGCGTCTAGTGAAAACGGTGGATCTGTTCCTTCAAAGATATACTGTATTGATACAACAAAACCTGAACCTACTACTTGATTATTAAACACAGAGACAAGCTTACCACCATAACTGCCTGTACCGTAACTTGATACGCCATAAAATGCAACTGTAGCTGTTGTGTTAGCTATAGATACAGATGTAGGCTGTATAACACTAGGTTCATCAAAGTCAAACTTTAACGTTGCGTTACCATCTACTGAACCTTCAGGGTCAATATATGTAGACAGCTTATACATAGTCTTTCTTATACGTGGATCACCCATAGCAAAGAAAGGTGTACTAAATGAAGCTAAGATATTTGCAGTATTAAAACTGTTACCACTCTCCATACGATACACGTAACCGTCACTATTAGCAAATATAATTACTTCAGCCGCATCGTCAGTAGAGAATACACTATCCGCTACATAAGAACGTATACCTCTAGTTTCAGCCCACGCCATACCTTGTGATGTTTGGTCAGCAAACTGAGTACCAAGTATACCTTGTGCTGAGTCTTCACTAATAGCTGCAGCGTAGCCGAATAGCCTATACTGGTTTTTCTTTCTAATTACACAAGAGCTAAACCTAGTGTTAGAACTAAGTAGTACGTTAGTTTCACTTTGAATAGGTCTTGATGCAACAGCTAAACCAAAGTCACCAATACGATCAGTTGCACTTAGTAGTCTAATACCATCAGGACCAACAAATGCAATATCACCGCCAACTTCTTGAATAGTATCTTCTCTAATGCAACCAATGTCTAATGATATAGGTTGTAACTGAAAGTCAGCTATCGTGTTTCCTATAAGTCTATGTATTTTACTACGACTAAATATAATTAACTGTTCACGAAAAACTATTAAGCCTGTAATGTCATCCGTAACATTTATAACACCAGCACCATTAGCTGCAGTAAAGTCATTATCAGTAAACGGTGCAGTAAAACTTAAAGTACTACCTTTACCGAAAAACATTTGGCTTTTAAAAGCTACTACATGTTCCGCTGCGTCTACGTCACTTGGTGCAGCAGTGAGTTCAGTAAATGTTGTACCATCATACTTATATGGTTTGTTTGTACCGTCTACCACCATAACACTAGGCGTACCACTAAAGTTGTACCTAGTAAATCTATTTACACCACCTAGTGCTCTTTCTGTAGCTAAGAACGTAATAGCTGCATTATCAGCAGGACTAGAAGCTAAAGCAGGGTTAATTGCTAGAGTAGCACCACCAGAGGTTACTGTAGCGTCTGACGTAACAGTGTAGACTTTCTCAATACCAGCTACAGTAAATGTATCACCTGCCTGTGGTGTACCTGTAAGTCCATCTACTATTAAGCTTGTACCAGTTTGACTTCCACCATTAACTAATACAGTTCCATATGAAGGTACATTTATTTGTGTCCAACCTGATCCAGTAGACTTAAATATATCACCATTACGATAGGCTATAGCGTTCTGATTAAAGTAGTACAAGCCTTCTATGACATCAGCAGTGTTACCAAAAGTAATTGCAGCTTGATCAGCAGGTGAGCTATCTAGTGATGTAGTAAGCGTAATGGTAGCTGAGTTATTAGCTGCACTAAAAGTTACACCTGATACAGCAATAGTGTATGTACCTGTTACACCAGCTATCGTTAATGTATCACCGTCTTGTGGTTCAGTATTAATATTAGCTATATTTAATGACGTACCTGTTTGACCACTACCTTGTACTTTAGGCATACCGTAAGGTGGTACTGTAGTAGAGTCAAATTTATTAAAACCCTCTATGCGTCTGTATCCACCCTCAATAGATGGCTCAAAGTTACGCAAAGTACGAGCAGAGCCAGGAGAGTTAATACCTTGCTGTAAAGGGCTTATGTTGGTTATTAACCCGCCCTTAAACTCGACAGGATATGTCTGCCATTGTGTAGGCATATTTAGCTAACTCTCGTTGCATTAGAATAATGTGTAGTACGGTGAATACGTGTATCCCTCAAGTAGTCATAACGATTAATATAAAGTGTACGCATATTCTTTATACCAGCTTCAAACTTTTGTTGTTGTATATTTGCATCTTGAGTATTACCTCTGAATAGATACGCATAATACATAGACCCATCAGCTATAACATATCTAAATTGTTCAGGTACAGTAGGTACATCAGTTGCATTAATTAAATCAACAGGCAATCTATAATACTCGTACACTAACTCATAGGCGTTATCTGGGGGTGGTACTACGCCATATTCCATATTAGGGGTACGGAATATACTCTTAGGCAAACCTCTTATAGTGTCATTTGTATTATATTCATTATCTACAAACTTGTCAAGATATTCTTCATAAGAAAGTATTTTTAATTTTTGCGTTTGATTATTAAATGTAGAGTTACGTTTAATACGAAAGCTATCCATGTCAGGCACTTTCATATCACTAGGAAATGCGTAACGTGTTTCACCTGCAGTAAGTGTATCTTCTTGTTCTACATGGTTAAAGGGCCACTCAAACTCGTGTTGATTAATAAAACGTATGGCTGCATTTACACTGTCTTTAGCTGCACTATAAAACCCTACAGCACTACCAAAGTTAGCACTTGTAAGTTCAACTTCATTCAAACGCTTGTTGACATCATTTACTAAACCAAGAAAATCATATGCCATATTAACGTTCCCTTACCCGAAGCTTTATACTTCTTTCAGCAATACTACCTGTACTGTCAGTCATAGTACAAAAGAAAGTATATTCTTCGTTGTTTGTACCACCAGCTATATTAATAGTTGCTACAGTGGTTGTATTAGATTGTGCAGTATTTTGAATGCTGTCTGTACTTGCACCACCTGATGCAGTATTTAAATCTTGTCCTGCAGCCAAGGTAGTCTTTGTAGTGTACGATGTAGTTTTAACTGACCAAGTAACACTTGCTATAGTTGCACTATCTAAAAAGCGTGACCAATCTACACTATAATCTAGTGTCTCATCAGGGTCTTTATTAGGCCATCTAAAGCTCATGCTTAATCCTCAGTTGCGTATACAGTACGTTCTGCTGCAGTAGATTGTCTTTCTATAAAAACTATTCTATCTTGTTGCGGAATACGTACTGTTCTATCTTTTGTTGTTGTACCACGTTCAATAAATATTAATCTATTTTCTTGTGGTACTCTGGCTGTTCTTTCTGCTGATGTAGACATTTATGCAGCCCTTGCTATATAAATAGTTCTACGTCTGCTATACTGTTCTCTAAACGCATTAAAGTCAAATATAACGCCTGTAGCTGTTATTGAACCTGCTTGTCCTGTACCACTTACACCTGCAGGGTATACTTCAGAGCCGTACTCTATTTGACCTAGTGCAGTGGTGCCTACAACGCCTGTTAATGTTACAGTATTACCAACACCTACTGTACCTACTTGACCCGTAGCTGATACAGAAGCTATGGCCTCAGATGTATTTTCAACTACAGTGCCTACTGCACCTGTTGCACTTACACCAGTTAAACCTGCAGCAGTATTAGCTTGTACAGTATTTACTTGACCTGTAGCACTTACACTTTCAAGTACTTCAGTAGGTTTCTCTTCTACTGTATTTACTTGGCCTGTACCTACAACACCTGTAAGTGTAACTGTGTTGCTGTGCTCTAAGACTCCTACTGCACCCGTACCTACAACACCCGTAAGACCTGCAGCAGTATTAACTTGTATCGTACCTAGAGCAGTGCTACCAAGAGTAGTATCAGTAACACGTTCTGTAATGTCTATCTCAAAGCCACCAGCACTTACAGGCTCTATTGCTGTTGTGCCGACTACACCTGAAACAGGTTGTACTACATTTACAGTTACTGTGTTAGTGTTAGCTGTTGCTGTAACTTGATCTAAGTTACTAACAATAACTTTACCGTAACGTGCTGTACCATATACAGCTACACCATATACTGCAGCATTAACGGTAACAGCCATAGTTTATCCTTTAAGCAATACGAATAATTGCTGTACTTGCTCCTGCAGCAGGAAACTCAATAGTTAAATCACCTGCAGTAGCAGATACTGTGCCACCAAAGTCAATTACTGCAATAGCTTTATTTGATTGACTTGCATTATATATAATACAACCGTCTGCTGAAGTAGTTACATCTGCAAATGTTTCATCTGCAAAGTCTACAATAGCTGTTGTTCCGCTAGTAGAAATAGTTGCACTATCAAGTACATTACCACCAGCAGTATAGTTAGTACCAGATGACTCGTCAGAGTTACCTGTTACGTCACTGTAATTAGTTGTAGCTGCACCGTATGTACCTGTAGGTGAAGCCTTAATCAAAGCAAGTTTAATACTATCGGTGTCTAAATCATGGACACCACCAAGTAGCTCTGATTTGAAACTTGTACACATTGCTGTTGTAATAGCCATGTTTTAGATCCTCTAAATTTAGTTAAGGGGCCACCCTAAAGCAGCCCCCGTAGTTTATTTATGCAAGTGCATCACGTGCAACTTCATCGGCAGTCATTTCGCCAAGTCCGTCAACATCCATCAATACAGCATATACACGTACCTTACCTGCGGTAGATACTGTAGTAGCCGCTTGGATTAAAACATCAATTG